TGGGCCCTTTAAAGTTATTACTTTGTTTTTTTAATTGACACTTTCCTTGTTTGTTTTTTTTACGTTGCGTTATAGTAATAACTATAACGCGTTGATTGTCAATGCATTACATTGACTTATTTTTTTAGATTTTTTTTCAGTTCTGTAAAAAAAAATCATTGTCTTGTCGTCTTCCGTGTGACGTGATGCGGGCTGACTGTGCTCCGGGTTGCTCCTGATCGCTACGCTATCGTCGCATGCCGTCGCTACCTCAGCAACCGCTTACCGTCACTCGTTCGGTCGTGAACTACTCACTCCTTACGGAAGACTTACCTCCGGTCCACCTGTGCGGCGCTGGCGCCGTCAAGCAGAGTGGCCGGAGTTTTTTACGAAAGTGGCTTTTTTGCCATTCTTTCGTTGTAGGCCTTCGGCCTTTTGCGACCCCTCGGAAAAGCTCCCTTTGGTCGCGTTCCCTTCGGGGCTCGCATTGTGTGTGTGTGAGTTACTCACTAAACATAACCGTCGCCTTCGGCGGATGTCTTTATGTGCGCGTCGCCGCGGCTTATTTGACCCCTTCGGGTATGTATTCGCCCTCCCGGGCTCATGTGGCCGCCTTCGGCGAATGTTTTTATTAGTCGCCTCATTGCCGGCGGGGCTATGTTTTCTGCCCGGTGAAGTGATTTAGCTTTTTGTTTTGGCAGTAGGTTTTTCAGGAAACCCGAAACCATCCCTTTTGATATGGGTATAAATGTGAAAAGCCCAGGCACGTTTGCCCGGGCTTATTTCACCGTACCAGAAAAACCGTCTTTAGCCTGGTGGCTGTTTGTCTTTCTTGCGTGATAGAATCCTGATAATCCAATTTGTAGCTACGCCGAATGCGTAGTAAAGAATTTCAATGACGTTCTGAATAACGTCAGGAGGTAGTGGTGTCTTGTCCATAGCGTGGGATTGATATTTCTTTTTCGATTAAATGTTGAATCCTCCTAGCGAATACTTCGACCGTTGCATAACGATCTAACTCAAGCACTTCGTTCATTGCTTCCATAAATACAGTAAACTGTAGATACTTTTTCTTAACCACTGCATTTTCGTGATTTGCAAAATAGTTATTTTCATGAACGGTTCTTGCCTCACCGTTTCCTACTTTTGCTTCATTGGGAAATTTCTCAATGATTGTTGCATCCTCATGCTGATTTTTGTTGTGAATCATGTTTTTCTGTTTTTAGATATTCTGAAATTATTTGTTTACGTTTCTCTTCAGCTTCGGCATCTGCCTTAGCTTTTGCAGCCGCCTGAGCTGACTGATATTCAGCATAATCTGCCTGATACTGTTTTTTAGCATATTCAGCCTCATCTTTATATTTCCTTATAGCATGCAGCTTTTCAACCTTATCCATAAGGAATAAATCCTTATCTGCTCCATTCTGATCTGTATAATAGGCTAACATCTTATCAACCGGTTGACCGGCACGCAGCATTATAAATGCTTCAATTGGCGTGCGAGTCTTTACCGGTATGGTGAGTGATTTATGCAAATTAACCTCAGGTGTTGCTTGTTTACGTCTCATTTTAATTCCCTTTGTTTGTTTTTAGATAACATCTTTTTCCTTATATCTTTTGCCTGCTTATTTACTAATTCCGGATTCCTTCCTTGTCTAATAAGTTTTATCTCATTTTCATTTTCCTGAGTTTGTTTAGCATCCTTTATGAATGCAATTTTACGATTATTTTCTGAATTATCAAGATATTTCTTCCTGTAATATCTTGGTAAGCCAATTCTTCGTCCCCTATCATTGACTACCAAGTTATTTTCAGGTTGCTTAATAAAGTTTAAAAACTCATCATCAACATAGGATTGTCCGAATCCCTTAGACATAAAGGAAACCTCCTTCTGTCTTCCTTCATAGTCTTGTTTTTCATGATCTTTAATCATGTATTTTAGTACGTAGTCTATTGTATTTACATTGCAGTCATCTACCTGTATGCGTCCAAATGAATCTCCTAAGTTTTCAGGTACATACCCGTTCTTCTTAGATATCTTTATTGGCTTGTTAGTCCAAGCAACATTAATGTTATTACTATCCCTAACATTGAGAAGAATATAATGAAAGTGAGGACGTAAATGTATTTCTCCGTATTCGATAACCCCGTAATACTTGAGTTTTCCCTGTTCTGATTGTCCTGATAATTTCCTTTGTAATTCTTCATATGACCCCAGCGAACGGGTCCTAAGTACTTCCGGTTTTTCAAGTTTTCTTAAGTTTTGAATGAATAATTTGTGATCTAATTTGTTTCCCGACAGCTTATAATCTCCTATGGGTACATGCTTGTCATCATAAGTAAGTGTTACGAAATAAGCGCTGAACGCTTGTCTAGCTTCCGCCTGTATCCTGAATGACCATTGAGCTTTCCTGCGCATCAAACAAGGTAAGCACTTTCCGCATCCTGCCGGAAAGTAGTGAATCAAGCCCCCTTTCCCATCCGGTCTTGGTGGATTCAGTTTGATTGATAAAGGCGCATCGCACTCCATAATGGTGATCCATTGATTGGTAAACGTCTTCTAAATCCCAATTAATGAGGTACCCTGGAACCTTCCAGTCCCAGGGTATAACCTCAATCTCATGTTCGCTATAAGGACGGCAACGCATTTTTAGGCAGCCTTCTTAAGATCTGAATATCCATATATGCGTGAACATATATTTCATGTTCTCCGGCTTCTGCGTCTACGTCAAATACCCGACCAATATCAGGAGTGCAGGTAATGAACTCACTGTTTAATACAACATCCGATGCAGCAGCGAACTTACGTCCTAAGTGAAATGATTCCCACAATGTACGCATCTGACCGCTCACTATGTCATTGCTATAACGGAATTGTGCATACTGTGGCAAATAACCAAATATCTCATCATTCCAAGCCGTATCTGCCGAATACCAAGAAAACCAAACTTCCTTATTTCTTATAGGTTGATCACCAATTAGCGCAAACTGTTCCCACATGTAATCCATTTTTGTTTCCCTTTTCCACATATTCTCAAAACCTGAGTAATATGACGCCTTTGGGTAAACAGTCATTATAGCTATACAAAACCCATAATCAGGAACCTGATATGTAAACTGGGGTGTGCCACCTGAAACCAATGCTTTACCAGCATAAGAACCTACCTTCTGCGCACCTGATTCAGCAGTAGACATTACATCACTTATTACTACAGGACCAGAAGAACCGCCTATCCATACTGGACGATCAATTAAAAGTGGATTAGGATTCCACTTAAAATTTGAATATATAAAATCGTTATACCGGTCACCAGCCCTTAAAGACCTTTCCAGGTATTCTTGCATTTGAGCAGCGTATCTGAAATCCCTTATTGTTGATGAAAGCTGCAATACTCTTTCAACTCCAGTATCATTAGATAACACTCCTCCAACATTTACTGCCAATGGACTTGACGATGGCTGATCACCATCCAATTCAAATATATTTTGAGGAATATAAAGCCCAGTCTCCGGATCAGTTGCAAATGAAGGTATAAGTACAGCTTCTCCTTGTTGTGGTGTTGGTGTAGCTGACGTGTAATAATCCCTGGGCCAATTACGTCTTAATACCCTTCCATTTGTTAAAAGTTCATATGTTATCTGATTCTGACCAGGAGATACCCTAGGATGTAAATATTGTTGTATTTGATCATTACGGTAATATTCATCCCAAATCATTTCATACGCAGCAACAGGTAATATAGATACATCCACGTTTAATATAAGAGTACCTGCTCCTGGTGGTGCATTAAATCCCATATAATTTAGCACTCCATCTGTATAAATTGCATCTGCCCTAGGGTATTCAAACCAGGCCCACTCTACAGTTCCGGTTACTGGGTCCTGCTTTATAAATTCCTGCCAAAGTAATGGATCTGCATAAAGTGATTGAGTTGCTACATAATACCAATCCAGGGTGTAATAGCACTGGTGCATTATAGGGAGAAATAATGGAGCAAACCTCATTCGTAACTCCGAACCTACCTTAAGCGTTTCACCAGGATAGACCTCCTTACAAGCCATAGGAACGAGTAGACCCATTGACGTTGTGGTCTTATGATCATACGAAAGATTGTGCCATTGTTTACCCTCATGTTGTTCATTCCTTTCAGGGAATGTTGACGAAGACGGTATACGTTTTGAATGTTGCATATATCAGTGAATTTGAGTTACATTTTTGAGAAAAGCTGCATAATTGCCCATATAAGGCCCTGTTCAAAATCTGACTGTGATTCAATCCTATCACCGAGATTCCGATTCAATGTTTCTTCTATGCTTCTTATTGAGTGCATTTGTTTCAACAAAGCATCCTGAGAAAGCAAATTAGCAATTTGCTGAGTTACCTTCCTAAGATCCTCTCTTTTTAAATTTAATTGACCTTCCTCCAGTGCAAATTTATCTTCGACAGACGCAACTATTTCAGATATCCTCCCTTTGTTCCTAGTTATCCAATCGGTTGAGTCCTTTATGCTTTGTTCAAGATCAAGCATCATTTCCTGATTTGTCCTAACCTTACCAGTCTCATAATCCTGAACTTTTTCCTTCATCCAATCTAGATTTCCCTGTGAAATATCGTTACCTATCGATAATTTCCTAATCTCTTCTGCAATCTTCTTTATTTCTTCATCGTTCATCCGGGTTGTTTGACCTAATTGACCCTTTGATATTCCTATATTTTCTCTTTCTACAGAACCAAGATCCGGATCTATTGATAATGATGGTACGTCAGATTGAGTATTAACGCGGCCGGAGTATAGAAATGCCTGTGGTAATCCGGCCTCCCTTAATCTCCGCAGTTGTGATTTAGGTGAGTTGTATTTATTTGCAGCCATTGTTTGGGCGGAGGAGAATATACCTCCAAAGGCTGCACTTAAAATTGCTCCAAGTATTGGATCCATAGTTCTTTATTTTTCCTAAAATGCGACCAAATCCAATAT